ATAGGTATAACGTTGCAACACGATCAGCTTGGGATCTTGTACAGTACGCCATTTACGACCTTTCTTGACCTGATACCAACCGGCTGCGAACCAGCTACGGCTTTTGGCTGTCTTGGTAAACAGCGGCAACGCATGCGGCACGTCCCAGACCGGATTGTGTACACGACTGGCTGTGGGATACCCGTGTACTGATCGATCAGTACATGTTGCCACCGGTGCACGGGCAGGACTGGATTCAAATCTAATACCAACATCACGTTCCAACATGCTGATGGTCTTGTACTGTGTGATTTGATTGTTGATACGGATTTGGTATCCGCCAGCACAGGCTTCTACGTTGCCAATTTTTTTATCATCTCGTTGCAGGATCCAAAATTCGTTATCAATCACTGGTTTTGCTATCAGCATCATACCCTTTCTTTTTGCACATCTGTTGTACTTTTACCGGCACGTCTGGGTGCCATCCGCCTATCAACTGTCTGCAATCGTAACGCATGGTGATCATGGGTGATTCCATGGCATTCATGAACCACAAAAATATTATGCCAGTGCCCAAGGTCGCTACACACAAGGTGACATACACTTTCATGTCAACACTCCTTGATAGGTGGCGTTTAACCAGCGTCCAAACTGTTCGGCTGTTTCGCTACATTTGTTGAGTTCATACTTGCCACAGAACTGCATGAATCTCACTCCCACCTGCCCTATATCTTTGTGACTGATCTGCTCACGTATGGCAGTGTCAATTGTTAGTTTAACATCTGTGGGCTGAGCAGTCAAGTCAATCAAGGTCCTGTTGCGCTCGTAGTCATCTAATACTCTATGCTCTACACCATCTGGATCTGTCCAGCGTTGTAGCATCATGTTGTTCCAGCTGTAACCTTGTTTTGTTCGGTCCTCGTACGCCTCCGCCAAGCCGACTTTGCTTTTCGTCCCTTTTGTACGGACTCCAGGAAACGCTGAAAAAACATTGTCAGTCGGGTCGCCTCGCATGCACTTCTCAAAAAGAAGCCACCCTGGGTCCGGTATCTTTTTAGGTTCCTTAGTTTTCTTGTCGAGGACCGGTTTACCTTTCGCATCAAATATTCCTTCAATCGTGATCAATTCATCTGTAATACCATTGTACTGTTTTACATTTGTGGACAGCAGTTGAACAAAGTCAGTGTCACTGCTTATAATCACATGGTCGTCAGCAGGATGTAACGCAATCCATCTTGCTATGATGTCGTCACCTTCTGCTGTGGCGCACCTTATAACACTACAGTTGGTTTTTTCAGAAAGATATTTATTCAAAGCATCGAAAGTTTCCCAAAACATTTGGTCTTCTTCTTGTTGTGATTCGGTTAATGCTTGTCTAGCAACTGCTCGATTAGCTTTATAAGGCTTGTAAGCATCTTTGCGCCAGCTACGCCCTTCTAGAGCAAAAACCACATGATCCGCATTAAATCTACGTGCCATTTTATTTGCTGCCATTAATGTAATATGCAGAGCCATACCAATCTTTTCCCAAGTATCAGTACCTCGGAAAGCTCCGTGACGGGCTCTAAAGAATAAGTTTGCTGTATCAACAAGCAAGTAGTTCATATAAGCCTTATATTAATTTGTTAGTGATAATGTATTGTAACACATAACGATTAAAAAAGCTATGAGCATCTTTACCAAAATGGCGACTATTTGGTGATACTGTGTACATTTTATTATCTTTGATTAAATTGGAAAAGGTCATTTTAGGATCGTAAGCTTGGAGGAAATTTACTCCCCAATCGTACGGAGCAAGATTGGTACTAAAGCAGGTGTTACTGTTTAAAAATAAATGTGGTTTATTTGTATTCTTGAGTTGTTGATGAAACAAGTATATGCTGTCATGCTCTAGTTTTTCATCAATCCAATCGTTCCACATTATTATTATTAATTCATTTTGGTTGCGGCCATTTTCTAACCACTGTTTGGTTTCATTTATAATTTGTAGATTATCGTTATTGCTAGTGACGGCACAGTGTAGTCCGGCCCTAAGAGCTAAACTTAGTAATTTACCCCAACTGACGGACACGTTGTCTGGATGCGGCAAATGGCCCATCCATGCCAGCACAGGATCATCTGACGCAAATATGTAGGGATTGGTTGCTTCTGCTGCCGACACATGAGTGCTACCATTTACATATAGCATCATTTTTTTAACAATCTCAGGGTTTCCGATTCTGCTACACGTTTTCTTAAACTGCTGGAGCTGAAGCTATGGTCTCTTCCGTTAAATACCAATTCAATGTTGCGGTGGTAACATTCTGCCATTCCGGTAAAATCTTTATCTTGGTATTCTATACCTAGTATGCGAACATCAATTGGCAATATCAATAACAAGTCTACAATGTCTTGCTCGGTTTGATATATCACTACTTCGTCTACATAACGACACGCCGCTAGTTGTATCTGTCGCTCGACTATACTTTGTACGGGTTTATTTTTAGTATCTGGCCTATCTATAGTAGGGTCCGTTTGTAACGCCGCGATGAGATAATCACAGTGATTTTTAGCTTCTGCTAACATGGCTATGTGTCCGGCATGTAACATGTCAAATGCCGAGAAGGTCACACCTATTCGTTTACCCTCTGCCTTAAGTCCTTTAACTTTATTAAATATCATTGAAATAATCCGGGTTGAGTAATTCTAATTCTAACACATCATATTTGACTGTGCTGTTGGTTTCGGCTAGCTCACACCAATATTTGGCATTTTCCGCCGCTTCTCTAGTTTCAAATCTGTCTTTCCAGCCTAGTGGGGTGTGGGCTTTGTAAAATAACACACTGCTGCCGGTATCCCTTGTCAGCATATAAACTATCACTGTCTTGGGTTGATTCATTAACTTACCTCGCTACGACCATCTCCCACATCGCGTGATTTAACCACACGATTGTTCATGGCTTCGTATTGTTCAAAAGTTTCTAATACCACATTACGACAGACAGCAGTAAACCATCGGTCTACTATGTCAGAGTCTGTATCTTTTGGAGACATCTGATATCCATGTCTAATTAAATCGGCAACAAATTTATCGTTCCAGTCTAATTCAAATGACCCATTTTGCATGTCGTTAGGGTCAACCTCCATGCTTATCATGTTTACATATGACTCGCCTTTTTCTGTGGCAATTTGTTTAGCTGATTTTGCCGCTTCTTTTACCGCTTCTGCTGTTGTCTTTTTCTTAAATCTATCAAATATTCCCATTAAGTCCCCCATGCATTCTTAAAAAGCGGCACTTGTAGCCTATCACTATACCTCAATCCACGTTTCATAGCTGCCAAGGCCACTGCTCTGTTGTTTAAGGCATATACGCTTTCAACGCCTCCGACCGGCATTAAGTAGACATGGCCAGTAAATCCTGCCTGCTGGAATTCATCTATGGCACGTTCGGCATCTGCGATATCTTCTTCTGTGGCCACGACGAATTTCAAGTAGGTAGTACCATACTGTTCATATTCGCACACTACTTCTGGTTTAATAGCATCTTCCCACTTTTCGCCAGAACACGGAAGTTTAGCACTGACTGAAAATGTAACTTCACGCCCATAGCTTTCATCAATGTAATGATCTAAATAATTTTTAAATTCTGGAGTAAGTTTCTGAGTACCATTTGTTTCAAAGGTAATTTCTTTCAACGCCTTCATTTTAGGATTGTTCAGTAAGTCCGGATAAGCACGTTGCCAACCTAGTAACGGCTCACCGCCTGTAATAACTAGGTGCTCGTCTCGCCACTCACCATGTGGCAAGATCTCCATGATACGAGCCACGATGGCATCGGTCTCCAGCATGGGACTGAGATGTTTGAATTCTGGCATCCATGATGCGAAACTGTCGCAGCCCGAAGAAACCAAAGGCAATTCCTCGTATTTTGCAAAAGGATAAAGCTGATGGATAGAGGCTACGTCCTCGGCTTCGGTACTCAATGTGCCTTTAGGCATACCAAAACCCTTACAAGAAAAATTGCAGCCAAACGTTCTAAGAAATACGCTTGGGACTCCCATATATCTTCCCTCTCCCTGAATTGAATAGAAAAGTTCCGCTATCTTAATCTTGCTCATATTTTTAGTCCTATTTCTGTTTAAACATTTTAACATCTTCTACCGCATGATGTAAAGCTGATGCATAGTTCATGGCCTGTTGTTCAGTCATGCCGAGGACAGTTTCCGTTTTGACATAGCCCCGCGTCAGTAGTTGCCAAACATGATGCCATCGTGTTTTACTCCAAAAATTGGTTTTAACTGTCACATACACATGTACTTCTACATCGCTCTCGCTGGCTTCAATCCAGACTGTGTGCTCATGATCACTCTGACCACACTCGCAGGTGACTTGATACATTTTTGAGTCACCCCAATCATTGCGTTTCAATATGCCTGTAGCCGGAGTTTCTGCCAGTTTATTCTTAGTTTTCATATATGGTTGACCATTTTTTAAGTTTGTTAAATTTATTCTGTTTTGCTATGGTTATTTCTTCCTCGGTCAACACACCGTGATTATATAGTAGGTCAATCATAGCAACAACATCGCCAACTTCCTTAACCAATTGCTCTCGTTGAGTTCC